AACCAAGGTTTCATAAGACAGAATGGACATTTGAACGAGGTACAGGCAAAGTGGCTGTGTTCCACGGCAAGCCAGACCCACACGAATGTGACCAGGAATGGGTCAAAAACCACTGGAAATAGCGAAAATCAGCCTAAAATCACCCTTCCCTCAGCTGTGCATTTTGACGCAGCCCTAAAAACCCTTATAAACCCTTGTTTTTTATGTGTATTTTTTTTAAAAAAAAGTGAAAAAAGCGCTTGCCTAGGGGCTAAAACTAGTGTAGGATATGAGTATAAAATGGTTAAAAGAAAGGACAAAAACTATGAGTAAAGTAAAAAACTGGCTTTGGGACGAAGCTGAAAATTTTGTTGACCAGGTGGTTGCCAAAATCAAATCAAATGTGATAACCTTAGAACAAGGTGTAGAAGAAATCAAAGCAAACAAAAACAATTATGCTTTAGAATTAATCGGTATTGAAGATGAATACCAAATTGACGACTACTTATATTATGCAACGAAAGGTGAATAAAATGTCATTACTTCAACATATTAAAAATATTAACGCTGAATCCAAAAAGTGGATGGATGAAAATCCAGGTAGTTGGGCTGGCATGCTTACTGAGGACATTAAGTATTGGAATGACCAAGGTATTTTTACAGTTGAAGACTATGAGCGTGATAGTCTTATCACAAGTGTATATGAAATACACAAAGACGCCTATGGTGTAAAAGGTCGTCATTATGACTTTGACAGTATGTCAAACAAAGAATTAGAAGAAGAATTAGACCGTCTTATTAAAGTGGCAAAAGAAGCTGCTGAAGAAGAGAAGAAATGGGAAGAAGCTGCATACCAAACTTTTCTAAAACAGATTGCAGAAAATATTAAACTTGGTGCAGGTGATAAAGAAAACGCTATCAAGTGGATTTTAGAGGCTGAAGGCCTTGACAAAGAACAAGACGCAGGTTATATTTGTTATAGTCTTGGTCTTGGTTATGATAAAGAATACTTATTTAAAACTAAACATTAAGGAGTTATATTATGATAATTAATACAGGTGATTATGTTTACACAAAAGATGGTAGAGAAGGAACTATCATCAATATCGGTATCGCTACTGAAATGAATGATGTAGCGGCTGAGAATGAAACAAGTCTAAACGCAAAAACTTATGATACTGATTTGAACTATGTTGGCGCTATTACATATTCAGGCGACAATGGTACATATTGGTGTTATTTCAATCAAATAGATAAAGTTGAAGAAAGTGCTACAAATGAAATATAACGAAGATGTAATCTTAAAAGAAATTGGTGACTATATTAAATCAACATATGGTCAACATTACGCTCAAGTAAAAGAGGGTGTACAGGTACAAGACTTGTTACGCTCTTGTGGTATTGATAAAGATTTTTGTCAAGCCAATGCAATCAAATACCTTGCAAGGTTTGGTAAAAAGAATGGTCGTAATCGACAAGACCTATTGAAAGCAGTCCATTACATTGTGTTGTTAATGGATAGTGAAGACAACTCTAATCCTAAGGAGAAGTAACATGGTTACTGAATTTGAAACACTTGAAAAGTTGAATGATGCGTTAGATGACTTGCAAAAAGGTGAAGTAGGTGACGCAGTTGTCACATTGGTGGCACTAAAAAACAAGTACAAGCGTATGTGTGATGAATTTGATAAATGGGCTGATGAACAATCAGAATTGAACGAAAATCGAGTATTTGAGAGTTTTGAGGTATATCCTTGAAAAAACGAAGCGCCAGGATGCGCCAGGACAGACGAAAAGAGCTGTTCGAAGGTCGGAGTATGGTCGAAAAACCACTAAAAGTGCGACATTTTTGACCAGCAATAAGACTTGACAATATCCATCAATTTTGATAGGATATAGTTATATTAACACTTAAATTATGAAAGGACTTATGAGTACAACATTTAGATACGACAAAGAAATGCTATTTAAAGAGTTTAATGACGCAAAAGAGAAAGACATTAAACTAGGCAAAGGTGATGACAACAAAGTACACACCAATAGAATTAAACTTCTAAAAGAGTATATTGACTTAGAGGCAAAAATGCCTGAAGTCTTTAGTGATGTAAAAGTCAACTTCAAAAATCTCTTACTGGCTTACGAAAGTAAAAATCCAAGAGATTATTTCTACAGAAAAGTATTCAACAAATCATATGAGCAAGTAGAAGCTGAAAGGCATGCTGATGATTATAAAGAACCAAGTGAAAAAGAATTAAGTTTATAGTAATGGCGATTATCTATACAAACACATCAAGTGGTACTTTGAGGCGGAACAGGAAGAAAGCAAAAAACCTGTCCGCCTCTCAGTTAGAAAAGTTTAAAGAAGATTTGCGTTTGTATAATAAACACATGAAACAAATGCATATGCATGATAAACAAATGAATTTAGAAGACTACATCAAGTACAGATTTGGTTTATTAAAAGTCAAAACTGACCACATTGTAGGCACATATGAACCAGACAAAATTTACCGTAGAGAAACACCGAATTATCCAAGTAAAAGTAATAACATGGGTAATGGCGGTACTATTGACCACAAACAAAGGCAAGAACGAATAGCAATATCAAAACAGTATTCTATTGTTCCTGCTTACAACAAAGGTCCTTATATGGTCGTTGGTAAAGAAGACCTTAAAACTGCTGGGAGAAAAGTATGAACAAATTAGGTTATATTGGTCTTGCAGGTATATTAGCTGTATTTATTTTTATGGCTACAGATGCAAGGGCTGAGGAACAAAACTGGTTCCAGAAACAATGGAACGAAACAGTTGAGTTTCAAAAACAAGGTTGGCAAGATGGTAAAGACCAACTTTCTAAAAACAAAATACAAGTACAAAATCTATTTAACAAGGTGAAGAATTATGTATCACAAAATTAGTGAGTTTTGCGATAAAATAGATAGTATAAAAAAAGATGCTGACAAGCTCCGTGAAATGAAATACGGAGCTGTCAAGTCTTCTAAGATTGAAATTGATAACTTGATACAACAAATACAAGCAGATTGTTTTTTGGTGTCACAAGATAAAGGTAATTATGAAAAGATTGATAATTCTGATAGCGTTGAGTATATTGATGCTAACGGGGTGCAGTACAAGTAGAAGTGAATTTGGTGCTGTATTAGGTGGTACAACCACAGCAGCTACATGTGCTCAATTTACACAAGACCCGGCCGCTATTGCCGTTTGTACAATGGGTGGTGCATTTGCCGGTGCAAATATTATGTACAATTCAGATTATGATGTTCACAATGCAGTATTCGTTGACCATTTAAACAATGGTCCTGCCGGTTCAAGTTATACAAACTGGTTTAATTCAGAAACAGGTAATTCAGGTATTATTAAGACTACTAGGTCATATTTGGTAGGTCCTATCAAGTGTAAAGATTATGATGCTACGATTGATATAACAAATCAATGGCCGTTAGTTGGTCTTGGTGGTGTAAACAGACGAATGGTGTTTGGTACAGCGTGTCAGTTGCCAGACGGAAAGTGGGTAGAAAAAAATGACAGTTAGTGAAGTGAGAACAAAGATAGAACAATTAGAGAACGAAATCAAAGAATTAGAACAAGAAAAAGAATTAACAAATAGTCAGGAAAAGCTTGACTTTTTAGATGATACCATCTATAATACAAAGGACAGTATTGAAAAGCTTAAAAAATATGTTTAATTTTAATATGAAATGGTACTTGACCTGGACTTTATTACTAATAACATTTTTATTGGTATCTGGACTTGCCATTTCAGCCGAAAAAGAGTATTATACTAAGATAAGACCAGTTAATCCTGAAGAGGTTAATGGTCAGTTTTGTTATATTAAAGTCGTTATCAGACAAAATGGTGACGAAATAGTTAAAGAAGAAATTTTGGAGTGTGCTGATGGTAGAAACAGATTTGACGGTCCTAGTTATTGGGAGTTGTTTGCTCAGTTTTACTACCGTGATGTTAACACACCAGAATATTGCAGGTACTATTCCAGACCTGGCCATGCTTTTAAGTCGTTCGGAAAAGTGTGTATGAACAAGAACGGTGAATGGGAGGC